CACTCTAGCGCGTCATTTATGATAAACAATATGGTCACAAGGGGAAAGGTTAATTTCTCTGCCTATGACATCGCCAAGCGCTTAGGTGACGAATTAGACACAGTATTGCGTATTTATGCACACTGGTTTCCGCAAGCCGACAAAGATATCGTTAATTTCATGGATAAAAACAAGAACACCTGGATGTAATAGTCCAGGTGCTTTTGCTTAAGGCTACCATTTTTTAACCATCATTTTCAATTTATTACCATTTTTGACAATATGCTAAATGCATTTTATAATTTGAATACCGGAGGTACTTACTCCTCGACAGGTCAATAGTCGGTGGATGGTTAAGAATACTAAGCGTATGTTAAGTACGTCGCCCCGATTAGATTCCACTCAATGAGTGGAATTTTTTTATTATGGCAATCTTAAAATGACATCTATGATGCCTTTATTGATTTTGTCCATAACACTATCAGGGGCTTTGATTCTTTTGATTGGTTCCAAATGATTCATGGGGTTAACAATCTTAGGTTTATCTATAGTTGTGATTTTCAACAATTTGGTAATGCTCTTTTACTTTTTCTAATCCTGCGTCTGTTGGTTTACCATTATCATCGACATATCCGTATTTTTTTAGTAAATTTAGTTCTTTATCAAAGCAAATACCATACTTATACTCAAAATAAGATGGTATTCTTCGATAACCATACAAATATTTATCTAACCAATAAAGCATATATACATGTCCCGGTAAAAAGCCATCTTCAAAGCGTATCATCATTTCTTTTTTAACTAATGACTGATCTGGAAACATAGTCACTTGTTTAACCCAGGGGGTATTAATTTCTCGGTCCTTAGATATAAACGGGACATATTGGTAATCACTATAATACTTTTGAATTATTCCTTTTCTAAATGACTGACTCGCATCTCTTTGACCAGCCAGATCTCGCTCATTCGGTACGTATTTATTGAAATGTTTTTGTGGTGCCTTTTTAGATGCCGGATGTTTGGTGTAAATTCGTTTTTTGTATCCTTCAGATAAAGTGTTTAGCGTTATTCTTTCTACTTCCATTTTTCCATCTTTAAATCCTGTATCAATAGTAATGCCTTGTTGTCTTTTCCATACCGTAAATCGAGCTCCAGCAATAGTCATATCCTTGAAGTAGTAAATGGCTCCAGGATTATCATGGGCATTAAAGGTTAATGTATAAGGACACTTGGGCTCTTTACCTGTTCGCGTCTTAGGCTCTTCCATAAATTTTAACGATGTTTTACTGTCTATTACAAGCTTTGGATAAAAATCATCAATAATATGGTTGGCTTCATCGACAAGGAGATTAAGCTTTCCAAGATCAGAGAGAAAAGAATTCTTTTGATCATCGTCAATATCGAGATATTTTACTTGCCGACCATTTGGCGAATCTATCTTAAGTTCTTCAGCAGCTTCTGTTGTTTTTTCATTTTTGAGTATAGATTCTTTCTTTTCATCTTTTGTATCAAAAAACCAGTTGAATAATCCCATAAACTATACCTCTACTGTTCCACAGAAAATTTAAACTTATACTTTCCAATCACTCTGAAGCATTCATCTGTTAGATCTACCATAATTGGATCATATTTTTCATTTGCAGATTCTAACATAATTAAGCCATTAGGAAGCTTCCTAAATGTTTTACAAACGGCTTCAGATTCTCCAACACAGAAAGCTCCAATTTGGCCGTTTTCAACAATGTTCGTTTTTTCAAAAACTAACACATCTCCATTTTTGATACCTTTACCAATCATAGAATCACCGCTTGCAGTATTCGCAAAGTATTCATGTCCTTTTTTTATATATTTATCGGGTACAGCAATGTAATCTTCTACTTGATCGTCAACGAATAATCCAGTTCCACAACTGATGGAGGTGTAGAGAGGGATAGATATACTTGATTTAGGGAGAGGTGTAACTTGTTCATCACCATATATCATTACATCTGTAGTAACGCCGAATAGATCAGCTAGTTTTTGTACTATACCCATTGGAGGTGTAGATTTGTTAGCAATCCACATTGATACAGTACTTTCACCACGACCTACCTTTTCTCCTAACTCTTTCATTGTTAAACCATTCATTCGCATGTACTTCTCAACCATGCTAGCAAACTTAATTTCTCTATTCATTTTTTCACCTCTTTCTATTTAATTATAAAATATATTCAATAATATTCAAGAAAATCATAATAAAACTTCAAAAATATTGAAAATTTATATTGACTTCAAAAATATTGAAGTGTATTATGAATGTGCAAGGAGGTGATATAGATGCAAGAAAGAATCAGCATTGAAGAAGCAATTAGGGAAGCAGGTCTTAAAAAGAAATATGTAGCTAATGAATTAGGCGTTTCAGAGACATATATCAATGAATATTTGAAAAAGCCTGGCTCTATATCGGTTAAAAATGCATCAATCATTTGTAAATTAACAAATAAGAAATTAAATGAAATTGATTTTGGAGAAGACGTTGAAATCAATTGATATTTTTTAAGCTTAAACTTCAAAATAATTGAAGTTTAAATGTACTTGGCAAGAATACTACCAACGACTACCACAGAAAGGAGGAAGACGCATGGCAAAAACATTATTAGGATACAAAGACGTGATGTCACTAGGAATCAACAAAGTAATGGCGTATCGAATGATTCATATGGTTCAGGAATCTGAGGAATACAAGAGTTCAAATGTATCTAAGGTTATTTGTGGTTCTAAGCAAGTTCCAATCAGTATGTTTACCAACGTTTTTCCTGAATTCAAAAAAGCATGTAAGGAGATGTGGGGATAAGCCAATTTACATTGTGCAGCATCATAGAAAGGAAAAATTATATGAGAAAAGAAGAATTAGATACCTTGTTAAGTATGATTTCAAAATTGAAACCGCATGAATGGAATCAGATTGTGCATTATGTACAAAAAAAGTACTCTTCCAAACAGGCAAGTGTACCTATGCCAAGTATGGAAGAGTTGAGTGACTACTCTGCTAATCTCGATTTCCCTGGGCTTATGAAGTCACAATCTGAAGGAGAAATTTAAATGGAAGAAAATAAAGTAAAAGATCTTATTAACGCTTTAGATCTAGTGAACGAACAAATGGTACAGAAAAAAGAAATAAGCACAATAGCTGTTGCCGTCAAGCTTGAGGGTTTGGATCAGGTAAACGAGGAACTTGACAAAATGCTTATTAAATTGGAAAAAGCCAACTCATTGGCAGATGAATTGACTTCAAAATTAAAGAATGAATTGGATATTGACTGCAGCAAGGTAGCTAATCTTGTTTCTAAGACTATTCATGGTAAGCCTTCAGAAGCAAGAATTGATCCAGATGAATTAAAGGTACTTGCTAAGCCTTTGCAAGAGTACTTAACAAGTCACTTTAACCCTATGTGTTCTGTAGTTGTAGATGTAGATAGAGTAACTGTTGTAAGCAAGGAATTGTCTACTCCAACAGATTAGACACGTCGATATGGATGTCTATGCTGGAACGTATTTAGTGCCTGACCTAATGACGGTGAAGAAATAAAGGCTTTATATTCAGACTCACTGACATTGTAGTAAGCATATAAGGCTCCATTCTTGAATTGAATGTACATGGTGCCTTCATTCCATCCAACAGCATTCATTCTGCTTGATCGTACAGGTATCAAATTATACATAAGTATACTCACCTCCTTCCAAAAGGAAATTGTAACACATAGAAAATCAGAAAAAGTATGCTACGAGCATACAAAGGGAGAATGAATATGAGCTTAAAAGTAGAACCCAAACAGGTTGATATTACAATCGACAACTATCAAAGAATCGAAAAGTTAAGCCAGGAGCTTCATGAAATGTTCGTAGACGGAAGCTTTAGTGTGGCTTTGGCAGAACAAAAAGAAGCTGAACTTCACAATGAAATCCAGCTTTTAAAGAAAGTAAAGATTAGTGTAACTCTTACTTAACATTGATGCTAATAAAGTGCACATAAACAAAAAAACTCTCTGGTCAGTACTTGAGGTGTTGCTTCGAGAGCCTAAGAAAAGCTCTTATACATAAAACTGCTAGTTTGTTCGTTCAAGTCCAATTGAATCCTGGATCAGTGCTCTACAGACCTTATCACATGCAGTTGTTCAGGAGTAGATTGATTCAAAATAAAACCCCTTAAATTTTCTAGCAGAATACTGTTGATACAAAAAAGAAATATCTCTTTTCGCAAAAAACAGATATTAGACTTAGTGGTTTGATCATAAAAATGTACATATAGAAAAAACTATAATCTAGCATAACAATAACAGCATTTTATTAAAGAGGTGAGTACAGCCTCCAAAACTACTTAAGTATACACTTACAAAATATCGTTAAAGATATCCCCAATAACTGAAACGATAAATTCCAATATTCGAAGAATCAAATTTCAAAGTCTATGGGTATCAAACAGTGAAGTGGCACCTCAAGTGCTGCACCAGAACGTAGTAGAACATAGTAAAACGTAGTAGAAACGTAGTAAAACGCAGTAGAAAGGAGTAGAACATGCAAGAATTATTACCTATCGGAAGTGTCGTAGTTCTTAAAGAAGGAACTAAGAAGTTGATGATCATCGGTCGTCTTCAACAGAATGTAAAGACAAAGAAAATGTACGACTATGCAGGATGTCCATGGCCGGAAGGCTATATGGATAAGGAGCATTGTTACGTATTCAATCACGATGATATTGATCTTTTGTATTACTTGGGAATGCAGGATATTGAAGAATTCAATTTTAGATTTAAATTGGATGAAATGATGGAAAAAATAGAAAGTGAAGGATTTAAACATGCCAAGAGCAAACACAACAGCCAATAAAGAAACAGTTAAGAAAGCAGATGCAGTAATGGAAAATCAGTTGGAGATTCCTGATTTCAAATTTGGACAACCAGTCAACAAACAACCGGAAGTGAATGTTCAGGTTGTATTCGAAAAGGGTGGAATCAGCAAAGATGAAAAGGATGATTTATTCATTATGTATGCATTCGCAATCATCATTACAGTGTTGAACTTTATCTTATTGTACAAACAAGTGTGGTAAAGAAAGGAGGTTCCTATGGAATTTAATGTAAAAAAAAGACCACTCATATGAAAGTGGCCAATCAAAAATGAACAACTAAATTATAAACAAATAACTCAAATCTTGCAACCTGGATATCACAATCTGCTAATTATTTATGCCCAAATTCAAACGTGTTTTTTTGCTTTATCTTAGGAAGTTTTACAAGTTACAATTATGGATTTTTTTTCTGACGTGCTTGCATTATTTATGACAATGTTTAAGTAGGTACTGAATTGTGAAAAGAATGATCCTTTTTCTAGCAGACCACGTCACTTGGCAATACCCAGGTTGCAGGGTTTGAGTATGAATGAATAAGGAGAAAATCAAAAATGAAACAGTTCGTATTAAAAAAGAACGGAAATGAATTCGATGAAGAGTCGAAAAAATATAATGCAATGAATGACAAACTTAATGAGTTGTATGAAAAGCTACAAGGCGATGTATCAGAAGAAGAAGGCGATGCAATTATAGAACAGTTCCAAAATCTCATTAAGAATTGCGGAGCAGCATTTGAATTGAGAGTGATTCCTGGATTCGATACTCCAGTTGTAACTTGTGAATCCAAAGCCGGTGCTTTAATCTTTGGAATTACCACAAATATGAAGCCTGATCTAATCACTGAATGCTTCAAAGCGTGTGCGCAGGCTTTTTCAAAAGAACTTGAAAGACAAATCAACATGAACAAAGTTGATCATCAGATTCATTAGGAGGAGACATCAATATGGAAAAAAAGGGATACCGCGAGCCTATAAATGCGAGCTTAGAGGAAATACTTGAAAGAAATATTCAAATCAATGAAATCAAGGAGAGATTCGACCAGCTAAAGGAAGATATCGCAAAATCTAACAATCCTGATGATCTTGCGAAAATCAAATCTGAACTTAAAGAATATTTGGAATCTTTAGACAGTGCGTATGAAGTTAGAATTTCGCCTATGCTGGATATTGAAGCACATGCAAATCCTAGTATATATGCAATTGGATCTATATTCGATCTAGAAGCAGATCAGATAGCTGATTGCTTCGAAAGTGCACTAGATGCGTTCAATGTTGCAATGAATCAAAAACTCAGAAGTTATTGCAAAATCAACAGTGGAAAGAGAAGAGGTAAGCACCATGTCCATTAAGGCACGTAAATACAATGTAGAACTTCACGAATATGAAGACATTATTCTTCCTGATGAATGCAGAACGTATGAAGATGATATGGAAAAGATGGTGCCATGTGCACAATGCGGAAGAATGTTCAAATTCGGTGAAATGTACACATCGAGAGAAGTACATACTGCACATGGATTTGGATATGCGGTATGCGCAGAATGTTACGATGGCGAAACGGACAGATTTCTAAAAGAACATGAACCATCCAAGGAGGAATAGCGATGCCATTCTTTAAGGATATCGACGATTGGAGAGAATGGAACGACAACCGTTATATAGATGATTCTGGTGAACCAGAAGAAGAAAGAGAGGATGAATCAAATGAAGATGAAGAATGTGATCAAGCATAAATTACCAGCTACTCATGAAGAGTGGCTGGATAATCGTCTAAAAGGAATCGGTGGATCTGATGCCGGTTCTGTTCTAGGCTTGAATAAATACAAATCAGCTTACGCATTGTGGTGTGAGAAAACAGGTCGTATCCATAAAAATATCGACAATGAGCGTATGCGATTTGGCCGAGATATGGAGGATTATGTAGCAAAAAGATGGGAAGAAGAAACTGGCAAAAAATGTCGAAAGAGTGGATTTTCATTTCAATCTGTAGATCATCCATTCATGTTGGCCAACGTTGACAGATTGGTTGTTGGAGAGGATGCAGGTCTTGAAATCAAGACAACGTCTGAATACAACAAGGATATGTATCAGAAGGGAAATATTCCGCCTCAGTATTATGCACAGTGTATGCATTATATGGCAGTTACAGGACTTTCTAAGTGGTATATAGCTATTTATATTCCTGGAGTTGATTTGTATTGCTACGAGGTCATTAGAAGTGATGAAGAAGTCAATGCATTGATTGAGGCAGAAGAAGAATTCTGGAACTGTGTTGAGAACGACATTGAACCGCCAATCGATGGTTCGGATTCCACTGCACAAGCACTCAGTGAGCTTCATCCAGTAGAAAATGATGAAGACAACATTGTGGATCTAACTCCATTGCAGACGGAACTGGATGCTTTGCAGATGGTCAAAGATAAAATCAAGGAGCTTCAGGATATTCAAAAGAAACATGAGAATGAAGTTAAGAATTACTTAGGTGATTCTTGTATCGGAACATCCAATAAGTTCAAAGTTACATGGAAAACATCGGTATCAAATACATTTGATACTAAAGAATTCAGAAAAGATGAACCTGATCTTTATGATCAATACTTAACACAAAGAAAAATGAGAAGATTCTTAGTCAAAGAACAGTAGGAGGATAAATACATATGACAACAACAAATCAACAAGGAATGATTGCAAAGACGCAGTCGAATAAAGTGGCCAAAAAACAGCCACAAACAATTAAAGACTATATTTCTGTGATGTCAGGAGAAATCGCAAAAGCATTGCCTAGTGTGATGACTCCAGAACGATTTACACGAATCGCATTGTCTGCGGTATCTAATAATGCCAAGTTAGCATCATGTACTCCGCAGTCATTCTTGGCTGCAATGATGAATGCAGCACAATTAGGACTGGAGCCAAACACCCCGTTAGGACAAGCCTATTTGATTCCATATGGCGGAGCTTGTCAGTTCCAGATTGGCTACAAAGGATTGATTGACCTGGCATATCGTTCAGGCGAAGTCAAGATGATTGATGCGCAGGTCGTTTATGAAAATGATGAGTTTGAGTATGAGCTTGGTATGGATCCAGTACTTAAACATAAGCCTGCAAGAACAAATCGAGGTAAGCCAATCTATTATTACGCTACATTCAAATTAGTGAATGGTGGCCAAGGATTCCAGGTCATGTCGTATGAAGATGTTCTTGATCATGCGAAAAAATATTCAAAATCATTTTCGAGTGGACCATGGAAAACAAACTTTGATGAAATGGCCAAGAAGACAGTTTTGAAGAAGTTGCTTAAATATGCTCCTTTGAAGACTGAATTCGTTAAGCAAGTGAATACAGATGAATCAATCAAGACAACGATTGAAGAAGATATGACAGAAGTTCCAAACGAATTCTTTGATGCAGAATATCAGGAACAACCTGGTGAAGATCCAGTGACTGGAGAAATCAAAGAATAATGCGTTATCAGTTTGTAGTACCAGGAGAACCGGGGTCCAAAGGAAGACCTCGATTCTCTAATCGTGGTAAGTATGTAAGTGTGCATACACCACCTAAAACAGTTGAATATGAGAATCTAGTGCGATTAAGCTTCATGGAACAGTGTGGCACTCCAAGCATGCTGGAAGGGTCCCTGGAAGTGAAGATTTTCGCGTATTTCTCGCTACCTAAGAATGTATCAAAAGTGAAACTAAATAAGATGCTCGCAAATGAAATCCAACCACAAAAGAAGCCAGATTCCGACAACATTGCAAAAGTTGTACTGGACTCTTTAAATAAAGTGGCTTTCGAAGATGATAAGCAAGTATCAGACCTGCATGTCTTCAAGAGATATGCACAGAAACCATGCGTAATGGTAGTTATAAATGAAATAGAACCAAAAGAAGAATAGAAAGGATTGCATATGTCGGAAATCAAGGATAATAGCAAAGTTTATTATTGGATCAAGTTGAAGACTGATTTTTTCGAAAGTGACGCAATCGATTTTCTTTTATCCCAGGAAGACGGATGTAAATACGTAACTCTATACATAAAATTGTGCACCATGACATCAAACACAGATGGTGTTTTAGCCTCAAAAATTGGCAATATATTAGTTCCATACAGTGTCGATAAAATTGCACGTGACACAAAGTTTTTTTCCGCAGACACAGTCAGAGCGGCCCTTGAATTATTCCAGAATTTAAGACTGATTGTATCTGAGAACAATGTGATGAAGATTGCAAACTATGAATCGATGATTGGATCAGAAACCGGATGGGCACAAAAAAAGAGATTGTATCGTGAAAATAAACAGAAAAATCCGCCTGAAAAGAGTCCTAAAAAAGGCTCAAAAAACACTCGAAAAACGAGCTCAAAAACAGAGAAAAAATCGAAGGACAAAGTAGAGGACATTGTCCAGGACAAAGTAGAGGACATTGTCCAGGACAAAAAAAGGACATTGTCCGATAAGAGATTAGAGTCTAGAGATAAGAGTCTAGAGTCTAGAAATAAGTCAGTCAGTAGTCAGAAGTTAGATAGTGTGGCTGCGTCAAAAAGTGCAACAAACGAAAATGTGCAGACTGACTGGACTGACTGTTTTGTTAAACCGTCCATTTCAGAAATCGTGGACTACATCCAGGAACACAACTTGAACGTAGATGCCAAAAAGTTTTGGAAACACTACGAATCCACCGGATGGAAGACAGGCAATGACCCTATCAGGGACTGGAAAGGACTTTTGAAGAAATGGAGCAAAGCGGAACGCGAAGAAGACAATCCAGGAATCAAAGCGATCCAGCTAGATGAGAAATTCTATGCTAAACCAGTCCAGATGTCAGAAGAACAACTGCAAAGCGAATTAGCGCAGCTGCAGGAAAAAATCAAAAATGGAGAACTGTGAAAATGAAAACTAAAAAACAAACCGAAAAACAAGAACTCAAATACGCTCCTGGTGATAAAGTCATTTATCACTGTGCAGGAGTGGACAGAGAAGGACTTATCGCATACGTTGACGATTCAGACAACGCAGCACCATACCGAATCAGCGGCATGAACATTCGTGAATCGGATATCGTCGAGAAAGTAGCAAAGCGACGTGGCAGACCCGCTGCCAAAAAGCAAGTCGAAGAAAAAACGGAGGCCGTAGTCAATGCAGAACCTAAGCAGAAACCAGAAGAAACTCAGGTGGTTGAATCCATCCAGGAAGAAGAACCAGAAGTTGAGCCGACACTTGTTGAGAAGTATCAAGCTTTCAAGAGCACGATCAACATGGCGGAATTCAACGACCTGGTCGACTTGGTTACTGCAGACACGAAAAAGATGCGTGAGTTGATGGCCAAATCCATGCAGTCAATCGCGAATGATTGCGGATTGAAAGCGTGAGTCTATGCAGGATATCAACAGAGTGGTTCTGATTGGTCGCTTAGTACGTGATCCAGAACTCAGAAAAACAACAAACGGAACAAGTGTCTGTTCGTTTACCTTGGCGGTTAATCGAAGACAAAACAAGGATGGAACACAAGATGCTGATTTCATCAACTGCGTTGCATGGAACAAACTGGCCGACAACATCCAACTGTACCAGAAGAAAGGTAATCAGCTAGGCATTGAAGGCCGAATCAATACACGCTCATACGACAACCAGCAAGGGCAGAAAGTTTATGTTACAGAAGTTGTTGCAGAGAATGTAGAGTTTTTGACACCTAGAAATGATTTTAACGAACAAAACACTCTAGGAGTTACAAATACCTATGGCACTCAAAATTACGCTCAGAATCAATCGTATGGAACTCAGACAAAGAATTACAGTCAATCGAATGTGCAATATGCGCAAAGCTTGACTCAACAAGCCGAAGTAGATGCTCTTGAGATTGCTTCGGATGATTTGCCTTTCTGATGAAGAATGGCGAAGTTTTAAAGAAGAAAAGACAACAAGAAGGAAAAGTAATGAAAGACTCAGAACTACGCATGATTGAGACAATGCTAAAGAAACAAGATGAGCTGCTAAAAGAGTTTGAGTATTTGAAGGATGTGGAATGATGAAAGTTTTTTTAGTCGAAAACATAAATGACATTCATGATGAATTTGTAAGAGAAGCATGTGCTCGTTTAGATAGAAAGATATGGGATCTGATAGGGCTTAGTACCAGATTTATTTCTATGGAATCATGCTTAGAACAAATTACGAATTACATCGTCAAATTAGAACGTGAGAATTTTGGGCTAAAAGAGTATAAGAAACACCAAGAAAAAGCGAACGAGAGAAGATATCGCGGTGGTGAGGAATCTTGGCACAGAGGGTCAGCTGTCGCAAAGAAGAAGTAGGTGGTTAAATTGAACAAATTAAAAGTAAATCAAATGTTGAATGATTTGAAGTCGGCAAACTATTGCTGCCATCGAATAATTGAACTGAACGAAGAACTAGAAGTTCTGAATCATAAAATGTTAGGGCTAAGCCATAATTCAATTAGGTTGACAAAGGAGCAGGAGAAATCAAATGCTCCTATGCCGACCTTTCATGGTTCTTATACAAGCCCTTTAGGAATGATGGAAGAAGAATCTCAAAAGGTGGCAGGAATCAATTATTATCGTAGACGTTTGAATGAATGTAAAGCAATAGAACTTCTATCTTTGCGCGATCAGAATATTTTGTTTGATCTATACTTTTGGAATATGAATGCATGGGATGTTGCAGAAAAATATGGTTATACAAAGAACGGAATGTACAAACATATCCGCAGAGAAATTGGTAAATTAGTTTAATTGACGTTGATAATGTTCATATAGGTATTAGTGTTTAAAAGAAGAGGTGGTACAATAATGTTGATTAAAAGAGGGTATGTCATGAAAAAAGAAACACTTACATTAAGGTTTAAAGGCGAAAATGACATTGATATAGAAACATTATCTAAGTCGCTAGACTGTGTTGTTGCGGTTTTAGGTAAAATTGCTGATTCGTCAATAAGCGAAAATGATTTTTGTAAATTTAAAGTAAAGAATATCGAAAAAGGTAGCTTTATGATAACGATAGAGCAGATTGTTGAAATGGCCGCTGTATTATTTCCATTGATGCCACCTATCCTAGAATCGTTTAATAGTATTGTTGAACTGAAGAAAAATCTTGGTGGACAAATGCCTGCAGAAGTAATTCATGAAGGGAATAATACTATAGTCAAGTCTTGTGTTGGTAATGTAACCTATATTGATAACAGAACATATAATCTTTACACAAGAGATTCCTCAATAGAAAAGTGCTTATCAGAATTATCAAGAACTATTTCAGAAGATGGTGAGCGGACAGGCTTTTCTATCGCAGTTACTGAAGATAAAACTGTGAAGACTGTTGAAATGGATAAAGAAGATTTAATGAGAACTAGGAATCCTATTGATGTTGAATCACTAAATGGTGATATCACCGAACAAGAAGCTACAGGAGTACTAACTGTTCGGAAGCCTGATTTATTAGGAAACAGTAAATGGCAGTTTAAATTCCTTGGGAAAACAATCAATGCAGATATTGAGGATGAGAATTTTTTGAAAAAAGTAAAGGAAAAAGAGATTAGCTTTCCACTAGTATCAAAATTGAATGCGAAAATGCGAGTAAGATTAAAGAATGGAGATCCAATCAGTTATACAGTTATTGAGGTAAAAAGTTACGAATAATGCATTTTGTCCCCTAGTGGACAAGAATTCCGTGGTAAACTAGTATTATAAGAATTATGTCAAGGCAGAGGTCTTGGCTTTTTTTATGCAAGAAAGGAGGTGTTCCATGCCAGGAAGAGAACTAACAATCAAAAAATACAATCTAGATTTATATGATCCATATGAAACAGACGGTCCATTTGAAATGCCAGTAATTAAAAAGACACTTCATATTCCTAATGAGTTAATTGGATTCAATGAAGCAATTTCTTCAAAGCATTATCAATCTGGAATTCATATGTTTATTGATGATTATCAGTTTGAGCGCATTTGGAACACTCCCGAACGATATGTGAATGTCTTAAAACAGTATGACTGTGTTCTTACACCAGATTTTTCTCTTTACATGGATATGCCTAGAGCTATGAAAGTATGGAATATCTATAGAAGTAGATTAATTGGACATTATCTTCAGAGTCAAGGAATATGTGTTATTCCAACTGTTTCCTGGGCAGAAAGAGAAACATACACATTCTGTTTTGATGGTATCGAACCAGGAGGAGTTGTAGCAATTTCAACTATTGGATGTATCAAGGATGAATATGCAAGATCAATTTGGAAAGATGGTGTAGATTACATGATCGATAAACTTAAGCCTACTGCAATTCTAATTTATGGCCAATCTATTGAACATGATTTCAAAGGCACAAAAGTTATTTATTATAAAAATAAAGTCATAGAGAGGGCAAGAAAACATGGGAGGTAGAGGAGCAAGTAGTGGTGTTAGTGACAAAGGAAAGCCCTATGGGAGTGAATACACTACGGTTTATCAAAGTGGTAATATCAAATTTGTAAAGCAAACAAATGCAAGTAATGCAAAAACTCCTATGGAAACAATGACTAAGGGAAGAATTTATGTAACGCTTGGAAAAAATAATGAACCAAAATCAATAACTCGCTATTCAAACAATGGGTTGAGAAAAAAACAAATAGATATTACTGGGAAGCCACATATTATTAATGGTAAGAGTGTATTACCACATACTCATAAAGGTTATGTACATGATGAAAAAGGGACAAGAGATTTAACGAAAGCCGAAAGGAATTTAGTTGAAAAAGTAAAAAAGATATGGAAAAATAGAAATAGATAGTGATTCGTATACGAGTGAGTACATCCTGATATTTATAGGATAGATCATATGCGTTAGAAATGAAGTAGCTTGTGGTTGATATTCAATTCCTACATCTTTCAATGTTATATTGTACGGGAAAGGTCCGGTTGAAATCCGGAACGCTATCTAAGCATCTTGTTAATTCAAGGTGCTTTTTTTATACATGAATAAGGAGGAAATATTATATGGGTGGAAGAGGCCAATATGTAAATCGGGGGGGGACAGTTGGTTTAACTGTTACCACAGGAGATGGAACTGTATTTGAGTATAGGCAAAAAGGGAAGAAAGTATTTTCTTTTTCTGGGGCATCATTTGCTGATAGTGGAAGTAGGGAAATTCCTAGAACCTTATCCGATATAGCTTCTAGGGCAAAATCTATGGGTTATAAAGTACAAAAGCTTACAAGCCGAGATTTAGCTAATAAAGATTCAGAACAACGTCGTCGAAAAAGACAAATAGCAAAAGAAGTAGATCGATTGTGGGTAAGAGGAGCTGGCTCACCAAGAAAAGGATGGAAAGGGCATTAAGACAGATATTTAATTTCAAAATAATGAAAGGAGGAATTCTATGGCTAAGTTGACTGAAAAGCAAAAGCTTTTTTGTGAGAAGTATTTGATAACGATGAACGCAGTGGATGCTTATTTGGAAGTTTATAAGAATTGCAAGAGCCGAGATAATGCATCAAAGCATGCATCCAGGTTATTAGCTTTACCGCATATCAGAGAATATGTGGATGAGTGTCTTGAGAAAGCGCACAGTAACAATGTGGCAGATGTTCAAGAAGTCATGGAATATCTCACAAAAGTAATGCGACGAGAAATGAAAGAATCTGTTGTCGTTACAGTGACAAAAGAACGCTCGGAGTATGTCGATACAGGAGATGGAAAACCAAGAAAGAAAACAGTCAAAGAAGAAGTTCCTCAAATCGTTGAGATTCCTGCAAAGCTTTCTGATGCAAATAAAGCTGCGGAATTACTTGGAAAAAGATATTCATTGTTTACGGATAAAGTTCAAGCAGAAATCGTAGTACCTAAGTTTGAAGGAGAGGATGAGCTTGAAGACTAAATCTATCAATTTACCTAAAATAGTAGGAAAAGGATATAAAGCCTATTGGAACTTCAGGGGACGTTATGCAGCATGCAAAGGTTCTCGTGCTTCCAAGAAGTCAAAAACAACTGCATTGCGAATCATCTACAACATGATGAAGTATGATAAGTCGAATACATTAGTTGTGCGTAAGACTTATCGAACGCTTAAAGATTCGTGCTTCACGGATTTAAAATGGGCAACAAGAAGATTAGAGGTTGAACACTTATGGGAATTTAAATATTCGCCTTTGGAGGCAACTTATCTTCCAACTGGGCAAAAGATTCTCTTTAGAGGGCTTGATGATCCGTTAAAAATAACATCCATCACTGTAGATTATGGGTTTCTATGTTGGGTATGGCTCGAAGAAGCTTATGAAATAACGAGCGAAAAAGACTTTGATACACTAGATGAGTCAATTCGTGGTGAGTTACCACCTTATCTTTGGAAACAGTGGATGATTACATTCAACCCGTAGATTTTGCGGCATATAAAAGTGATTTTATATGAAAACCCCTTTAATTTTTGGAAAACCCTACTCGAAAGAGAGGGCAATCAAAAGCTAAGTTTTATTTTCGTTTGTTGCTTGGAATGAAATATAATGGTAAAATATAGATATGAAACAAACACCATTTTATTACATATATCTATTTCGAGAAATTAAAACACAAAAGATTATTTATGTAGGAAGCACACGGACAATCGGTGCTCGTATCAATGAGCATAGAAGAGGCTTCAGAGATAAAACACGTCAACAGCCAATACATAAATACATGATTGCAAACAATCTTGAATTGTTCAAAGATGTTGAAATAGCAATCGTTGATACTGCAAGCACAAAAAAAGATGCAATAGATAAAGAAATCGCTTATACAGAAAAGCACAAAAAGACCATAGCAAATGTATGGACTGGTGAACAAAAAGAAGATCTAAACAATTCAATAAGAAAGCCTGTTTCTACACCAGATGGAAAACAATGTTTTTCATCAATGAGAGAAGCTGCTGATTGTTTAGGTGTTACAAGGCATAAGGTTTATAAAATGGTTGAATCTGGAGAGCTTATAGAAATCGAACTAACTGGAAAGTATATAAACGAGACAACAGGTGAAGTATTTATAAGCGGATATCAATTACAAAAGAGATATAATTTATCAACTAAATTAATAAATAAATTATCTAAATCAAACGAATGTGTTATTAACGGAATGAAAATAAAAAAAGTTTAACGACTATCCTAACCGCAGTTAATGCGGTTTTTTTAATGGAGTACGCTCAAGTGAGCGGAAATGGGGGGCATCTTGAAAATTCAAGATGGTGATATAGTCTGATCTCATTGGTAACAATGAGCTGCGAAAGCGGTGTAAGATTAACGACCTTACATGAACACAAATGGGAATGAACACCACTGGCTTAAAAAAAGATTCTTTGATGCCAAGGATGACCCTGATATATTAGCCATCACAACCAATTATAAGTGTAATGAATGGCTAGATGAAGCCGATTTAAGATTGTTCGATAACATGAAGGAGAAAAATCCTAGACGATATCAAGTTGCAGGTCTTGGAAATTGGGGTATCGTTGATGGATTGGTTTATGAGAATTGGAAAGAAGAAGAATTTACACTAGATCAGGTCATTAACTGTGAATCAGTAAATGGTATTGATTTCGGTTATACAAATGATCCTGCTGCAGTTTTTATAGGTTTCATTGATACAGAACATAAGAAACTCTATGTTTGGGATGAAATTTATAAAAAAGGTCTTTCAAATAAAAAGCTTTATGAGGAAATTGAAAACGTGCATTATCAAAAGAAGTCTTTCACGGCAGACTGTGCAGAACCTAAGTCGATTGATGAACTTAGGGGGTATGGTCTTCGTGTTGAAAAGTCGCAAAAGGGAAAGGATTCCATCACACATGGAATTCAGTATATTCAAGATTTTGAAATTATCATTCATCCTAGATGTGTTAATTTCATAACTGAAGTAGGAAACTACACATGGGATGAAGACAGATTAGGAAATAAAATTAACCGCCCAATTGATGATTTCAACCACTTAATGGATGCAATGCGTTATGCAGTTGAAAAATATACATTTGGACGAGTTAAATTAAGGACATTTAAAGGAGGTATTTAATGAACGCATACATTATTAAACCGGATACGATATTTAAGCTATCTGACGATAAAGACATCATTAATATTGAAGTGTTGAATGGATTGATAACAAAGCATAAATCATTAATAACAGACAGGTATAAAAAGCTATATGATGCCTATATTGGTGATTATCCTATCTTGCATCAAGCCGATAAAGAATCTTATAAACCAGATAACCGTGTGGTGGTCAACTTTGCAAAATACATTGTTGATACATTCAACGGTTTTTTTATTGGTGTTCCAATCAAAGTATCTTCTAAGAAAAAAGAAATTGATGATTATATCAACTTGCTAGATAAATACAATGACCAAGACGATAACAATGCAGAACTATCTAAGATTTGTAGTGTTTTTGGTAAAGGGTATGAATTGTATTTTAATGATGATTACGGAAATTTAGGGATTACCTATTTAGATCCAAGAGAAGGTTTCATGGTTTATGATGAATCAACAGTTCAGAAACCAAGATATTTTGTAACTTATCAGATTGTAGACGAGGTTATGCGTGGATATATCTACGACAAAACATATAAATATGAGTTCAACGATAAAGGTGGCCTTCATGTGTTTAATGGCATAGAGCATGGATTCAACGATATTCCTGCAACCGAATTTATTGAGAATGAAGAGCGTATGTCTATTTTTGAATCAACATACAGTTTGATTAATGCCTACAACAAAGCAATGTCAGAAAAAGCAAATGATGTTGATTATTTCGCAGATGCCTATTTAAAAATCATAGGTCCAAAATTGGAAGAGTCTGATTTAGTACACATTCGTGATAATCGAACAATTAACTTTGAATCAATGGACGGAAGTGGTGATGGAATCGTAGTTGATTTCATGTCAAAGCCAAATGCAGATGCAACACAGGAAAATCTGATTAACAGATTAGAGCGTTTAATCTTCCAAAACTCAATGGTAGCCAATATTAATGATGAGAACTTTGGAACGTCATCAGGTATTGCATTGAGATATAAGCTTCTTTCTATGTCAAACCTTGCAAAAGCGAAAGAGCGAAAGTTCACATCTGGAATGAATCGTAGATATCGAGTCTTATTTAGTAATGCGATCACACATCGTTCTGAGAATGACTGGCTTGAGGTTGAATACAAGTTTACACAAAATTATCCTGCAAACTTATTAGAAGAAGCTCAGACTGCTGCACAATTATCAGGAATCGTGTCTCACGAAACCCAGTTGTCGTTTATCTCGGCAGTTGAGGATACGAATGCAGAAATGGAACGTATCAAAAAGGAAGATGAGAATGATATGGTAGAAACTGAAAACCGAATCTTCCAAAATAATGAGGATTCACAAAACGATGAGCAGTAATACATATTGGCGAGATCGTGAACTGGAATGGAAAAAGAAACGTTTAAAAGATGAAAAGCAATATGCGGATGAGATACAAGAAATATATGCAAATATGATGGATTCGGTAGAAAAAGAAATCGAATCCTTTTTTACTCGCTATTCAAATAAAGAAAACATTACTATGGCAGAAGCTAAAAAAAGAGTTTCAAACATAGATATTGAGGCATATAAAAGAAAAGCTAAGAAGTATGTAAAGGAAAAGAACTTTTCAGATGAAGCCAATGAACAGATGAGACTTTATAACCTTGCAATGAAAGTCAACCGACTGGAGCTTTTAAAAGCAAACATCGGATTAGAACTTGTGGCAGGCCATGACGAATTGAAGTCGTATACTGGTGATAAACTGGAAGGAGCCTATTTAGAAGAAATCAAACGCAATGCATCCATTTTAGGTGATACAGTGATTGATAATGCGAAGATGGCCAAAACAGTAGCAGATTCATCTTTTAAGAACGCAACCTTTTCAGAACGAATTTGGGTCACTCAAGATCAGCTAAAAAACAGTTTATCCAGTGTTCTATCCAATGCATTGATTCAAGGCAAGAATCCTAGAGAGTTTATACCTCAGATACGAAAGAAATTCGATGTATCAAGATGCAATGCAGAAAGATTGTTGCGAACAGAAATTGCACGAGTTCAAACACAAGCACAGGCAGAATCTTACGAAGCTAATGGAATAGACGAGTTCGAATATGTGGCATGCGGGTTAAAAGATGTGTGTCCATTGTGTAAAGAAGTGGATGGTAAAACATTCAAGCTTAAAGACATGGAAATTGGAAAAAATGCACCACCTATCCATCCAAATTGTCATTGTGCGCTCGCACCACATTCAGACCGTAAGGAGTATGAAAAGTGGCTAGATGGCCTAGCAAATGGAGATCACAGTTTAAGATTTGACGAGTGGAAAGAAAGACAATCAGATAAAAGCAAAAGCTTTTTAATGTCAAAGGTAAAAAGTAAACTCGCGGAAGCATCAAATGATAAGCGTTATGCCGATTTATCCACAGAATGGAAGAATGATTTTAATATTGAGATAGACGAGTCTGTAAAAGAACTAAATTACTCAAGTGTTTCAAGAGCGCTTAAAAGCTTAAGAAACATGCTAAATCAATATCCAGAAATCAATAAATATGTAAATCGTATATCAACTTCAGATAATGGAGCAATGGTGTTTAGACCAAGTAAAAACGACATTAGCTTAAATCCTGAGTATTTTAAAGGCCCCGATGCCTATAGCAAACTTATAAAAGAGCAGGTAAGAAAAGGTTATTGGATAAAAGGGACAACAATTGAAAGTGATATGGTGCATGAAGCTGCTCATGTTTTAGAATTCGTGTTTTTGAATAGGAATATTAATTATAAGAATACGTTGCAAAAGGAAAATGCATGGAACAACTGTAACGAATCTGAAAAAATAGTTCTAGAAGCCTTTAATAATCTTAGAGCAAAGGGTATAATTAAAGGGAAAAAGTTAAGCAGATTGATTGACGACATTTCGAGATACGCATCCGAAAGTTATTCAGAAACTATGGCAGAAGCTTTTAGTGATTGTTTTATAAATGGCAATAGTGCTCATGAAATATCAAAAGAAATCAAACGATTAGTAGATATTAAGCTGAGGAGGTAAATAATCATGCATTTGGCGCCAATTTGGGACCCTTATATTGACAGGGAAAAGTCAACAATTAAAAAAAAGGTATTAAAACCGGATACTCCACAAGAAATTAAAGAAGCCTTTGAGAAGCATCAAGAAGAATTGAAAAAACCGGTCAAGGGTTATGTAGATAAGTAGTTAAATCAAAAAAATAAGGTGATGAATATGGAACCTAATAGACCATTAATTATTCCAAAGGAACTAATGAGTCCTGATGCAGAAACAAAGAAAAATTGGGATTTATTTGATGATATGCTTAAGCAAACGGAAGAATTGATTAAATCAGGAAAATTGGATTAAGTTTAATATTGAATAGGCCGATAAGTGTCGGCTTTTTTACTTATAGCGAAAGGAGATACTATTATGGCTAGTAATGATATGCAGGTATTGATGTACAAGATTTTAAAGTATTTATATGAATGTATGAAACTTGGTAAAGAAGCAAGGCTAGAAGACTTTTCATATAATTCCAAACTCTTTGATATCCCTAAAAACTATTGGTTGGAAATTATTTGCACATTAGTAACCCATGGCTACATCAAAGGATTTAAGGTATATGAGAACAAGTATAAGGATGTTAAACTTTATATAGAAAACGATCCGCCATTCAAGATCACCTATGAAGGTGTTATCTTTTTGGAAGAAAACAGTGACATGAAAAAAGCATCTGAATTTGTAAAAGATTCTTTTAACGTCGTGCTATCTTCTTTGTTGGGTGTTATTCTATAGAAAAAAGGGGGCATACCATGGCAAGAGATGATTATTTTGTAATTGTATATCAGGTACTTAAGTATTTATATGATTGCTTGAAAAAAGGTGAAAAGCCAGATAGAAGATTTTTAACAAATGATGAATATTCTATACCGGAAAATTATTGGCAATATATAATTATTGGATTATTAAAAGACGGTTATGTTGTTGGAATTAATCCAGAAAATACAAAAGATGGTATTCACTGGGGAGACTTAACCAATATTTTAATTACGCCGAAGGGAATTGAATATTTATTTGAAAATTCTATGTTACAAAAAGTTAAGAATACTCTGAAAGATGTTAAAGACATTATTCCAGGATTCTAAAAATCAGGTCACTCAAACGAGTGGCCTTTTATTATGCAAGGGAGTGATACTATGTGATAAGAATTAAGATTAAACAGACAAAATGTGATTGCTTGATTGAAGTACATGGCCATGCGCATTACGCTCCAATAGGAAAAGATATCGTCTGCAGCGCTATCTCAGTACTGTTTGCGACATTGGCCAATTCAATCGACGAAACATCCGATGCACTTTGCAGATATTACGAACCTGATAAAGATAGCAAGACGTTGTATATCTCAGGTTTGGACCTTGCTGGAGAATTAGCAATAAATTTCTTCAGAATTGGATGCAAAGGCACAGAAGAAGCATATCCTGAATGTGTGGAATTGAGAGATGTGTAATCACAAATATTTGGAGCGTGTCGAAAAAGTTTATTTTGACAAGTGGCTAGAGTGCATCGTTGAAGTACGTAATCAACGGTGCATTTTTTGTGGAAAAGCCAAGACTTACAAAGCCTACATATCCACATTACCAAACAAGACCAAGCATTCACGTCGTTAAACTGTATGGGTTATAGGCCAAGCATTTAAGCCTTAAAAAGATATGGGAAATGACAAGCAAAGTCAGAAAAATAGGAGGAAATATAAATATGAAAAAATTCAATGACAGACTACCTTTTTGCTTACAACTTTTTGCAGATGAAAATTCAAGTGAGAATGAGAGTACAGAAACAAAAGATACTCAATCAACTGAAGGGCAAGACAACCAAGAAAAAGACAAATCATCTGAAAAGAAATATTCAGATAAAGATTTGGATGCGATTCTTGATAAAAGGTTTGCACGTTGGAAAGCCGATCAAGAAAAAGAAAAAGCAGAAGCTAAGCGCTTAGCAGATATGAATGCACAAGAACGAGCAGAAGCAGAACGTGATAAAGTTAAAAAAGAGTTGGATGAATTGAAAGCAAAAAATGCGATTGCAGAAATGACAAATGAAGCACGCAAAATGTGCACAGAGCACAATATTAACGTTGGTGATGACCTTTTATCTGTTCTAGTTAATCAAGATGCAGATAAAACAAAGAAAGCGATTGATGCATTTGTTAAGATGTTTGAACAAGAAGTAGAAAAAGCAGTTAAAGAAAAACTGAAAGGTAACGGTCCTAAACGTGGAGGTTCAAACAAAGGGGTAACTCGTGAATCAATCTTGAATATCACTGATCCAATGGAAAGACAACGTATGATTGCAGAAAATATGGATTTATTCCAGTAAATAGAAAGAGGTTAATTATATATGAATAAAATTTATAAAGGTATGAACTTACAAATGTTTGCAGCGCCTACAGGATTAACAGGAGCAGATAACATCCAGGTTAGAGCACATGAAATTGATTTTGTTACTAGTTTTGGAAAAAATATCCAGGCTTTATTGGATGTATTAGGAATCATTCGTCCAATTCGTAAAGCAAATGGTTCTGTTTTAAAAACAAAGAAAGTAACAGGAACATTACAGGATGGAAAGGTAGCAGAAGGTGAATCTATTCCATTAAGCGAATACAAAGTTGAAGAAGAAGTATTCGATACAATTCGAATCGAGAAATTCCGCAAAGCCGTATCTATTGAAGCAATTGCAGAAAAAGGTTATGAAGCTGCAGTATCTGATACAGATGAACAATTCCGTATTGATTTACAAGATAACATCACTGATCGTTTGTATAAACAATTAAATTTAGGAAGTTTAGTAGGACATGAAGCTACTTGGCAAATGGCAATTGCGATGGCAATCGGTAATGTTAAACACAAATTCCAACAGATGAAACGAAATACTACTGGTATCGCCGTATTCGTCAACACATTGGATGCTTACCGCTATTTAGGAGAAGCTAATGTGTCTATGCAGACTGCATTCGGTTTAACATACATTAAGAGCTTCTTAGGAGCAGATATTGTATTCTTAACAGACCGAGTTGCAGAAAAAACAGTAGTGGCTACTCCAATGAACAATATCATTGCATATTATGTAGATCCAAGTGATTCTGAATTTGTAAAAGCAGGACTTTCATATACTACAGATAGCACTACTGGCTTCTTAGGATTCCATGTAGAAGGAAACTATGATCGTGCTATTTCTGATATGTTCGCTATCATGGGATTACGTTTAATGTGTGAATATCAAGATGCAATTGCACACTTTGCAGTAGGTGATGCTGATACTCAAACTTTACGTGATTTAACATTGACTGCTTCTCAAGGCGAGGAAACAGGAACTACAAAAGTAGCAGTTGCAGAACAGTTACAATCCATGAAGAACAAATTCAAATATAAGGTTGGAGCTTCTGAAGATACTGTTGCTTATGGTGCAGATGTAAAATCATGGAAGAACTTCGAAGAAGGAGCAGATATTAAAGCAGAAGCAACTAATCACTGTACTGTAGTTGAATGTGATCAAAACTATAAAGCAGTATCAAAAGGTGATGTAGTTGTTGATTTAAAGGCATAGGTGATTGAATATGTCGACAACAACCGTATTAAATGATGTAAAACTGCTTCTTGGTTTGCAAACTGATGATGAAAAGCTAGATACCATTGTAAGACTTACGGAAAGTCGACTCAAAGCGCTTCTAAGCGTCCAAATCATACCTGACGAACTAGAATATATCATTACTGAAGTGTCCATCAAACGCTTTAATAGGATTGGTTCTGAGGGTGTTCAAACACATTCAGTTGAAGGGGAGTCAATGTCATTTAATGATGATGACTTCTCTTCTTTCTCTTCTGAGATTCAATCCTGGAGAGATGAGCAAGCCAATCAAAATAAAGGAAAGGTTCGGTTTTTATGAGGTACGATAAACCTATTTACTTTCAAAGATTTGTGCAAGGTTCTTATAATGAGAATACAGGCAATTATGATGATGATTCACTTGTAGAAGAAATGGTAATGGCTTCCGTAATGGATACAAGAACTGAAACTATGATGCAGGTATACGGACAAATCAGACAAGGAAGCCTTACTTGTCATATACAGAACATCTATCAAAAACCTTTTGATCATATTCGAATCGGTAAAAAGAAATACAAAGTAGATTATTCACGAAGACTCCGTACAAAGGAGTCTTTTATTCTGTCTGAGGTGCAATAAATGGCAAAAGTTGAAATAAGAGGATTAGACAAACTGCAGAAGAAGCTAAAAAAGAATTGTTCTTTGGAAGATGTGAAAACAGTGGTCAAACAAAACGGTATAGAATTGCAAAGTAAAACTGTTAGTAACGCTGTATTTACAAAAGGGTATTCAACAGGAGCAACCAAAAGAAGTATCAGGGATGAAACACGTGATGGAGGATTCACATACGCAGAAGGCCCAACAACACATTATGCACCTTATGTTGAATTTGGAACACGTTTTATGGATGCACAACCATTTGTCAGGCCAGCGTTTAAACAACAAGTGCCAGTATTCAAATCGGACATGAAAAAGCTAGTTAAGTAGGTGATGATATGGATTCGCAGCAGGAATTATTTAGTGCGTTACTAGTGCAATTAAAAAAAGAGTTAAAAAGCAAAGGAGTTAGCGTATATGATACGTTCCTTCCATGTGAAGGGACACCATATCCGTATGTTTATATCGGTAGCAGCCAACTTGTTGATGATTATGGAAATAAAACAATGATTCTAGGCACTATCACGCAAGTTGTGGATGTATGGCACAACAATCCTAGAAAGCGTGGAGAATTATCGGAAATTATGCAAACCATTAAGGAAGTGGCTAGACAAATTAACCACACAAACAACTTTGCTTTTATGATCCAAAATATCAACCAACGGATATTATCGGATTCTAGTACAGGAGCACCATTGATGCATGGTGTTCTTGAGTTGGATTTCAAGATTACAGGAGGAAGAAAATAATGAAATTTGATTTACAAATGTTCGCAGATAAAGTAATTGAAGCGGTAAATGGTAAGCAGCTTATTTATCTTTTCAGAGTTGCAAAAGATTCAAAGAAAGAAAATGCTAGTGCAATTGCTTTCCCAACGGAAAACGAACGAAATGTTACAAAAGATGCAGATACAACTGCTACAAAAGATGGAACTATTCGTACACCATCAGTGGCAGAAATTGAAATCACATCGACATCTATTATGCCAAAAGGTGATGCAATCATTGATAAATTAGAAAAGGCTATGTTGGCAGATGAATTAGTCGAATGTTGGGAAGTAAACCTAGCGGAAGAAGGAACTGAAACAAATGTGGGTAAGTTTAAAGCCAAATACTACCAAGGATATTTAACAGAATGCTCGATTTCATCTGAAGCAGAAGGCTCTGTGGAAGTTGATTTGACGTTTGGAGCAAATGGAAATGGTGCAGATGGATATGCATCAGTAACTAAAGAACAACAGGAAATCGCATCTTACGTTTACAAAGATGTAACTAAAGAAACAGAAAGCGTATAGAACATAGGGGGCAGAAATTGCCCCTTATATATTTGTATTTAGAAAGTGAGGATTTTAAATGAGTAAAAGCATGGAAATTGAAGTAAATGGAGAAATTTATCAACTAGTAGCAGGTTTTGGGTTCTTGCACGAGGTAAACAAAAAAGTAGCTATTGATGTACAAAGTACAGGAACAAAAAAAGAAGTTGGATTGAAATATATGGCTGCAAGCATCGTGGATGGAGATATTGATGCGTTAGTAGACTGTATCTTCTATATGAACAGCGGACAGTCTCCTAGATTGAAAAAAGCGCAGATTGAAAGCTATCTAGAAGATGTTGAAGATATTGACAAAGTTTTCGAGGATGTAATCAATTTTTTATCTCATGCGAATGTATGCAAAAAAGAAGTGATGCAACTAATGAGCGTACAGGAAGCAGAGACGAAGTAGAAGAAACATTTGAAGAAATGTATGAACGTGTTGCAATGACTTGTTTTAGGTACCTAGACTTCAAAAGTTTGGACCAGGTAGATAATATTACTCCTTACGAATATCGTCTTTTGATGAAGTCTAAAGAACTTCAAATTGTAGATAAACATTACGAATTACACTTGCAGGCTTATTTGAATATGGCAGCAAGTGCAAGGAAGCCAGTAGGCAAAAAAATAAAACCTGTTTATACGAAATTCGATAAATTCTTTGATTATCAAAAGCAGTTGGACAGAGTTATGGGTATTAAGAAGAAAAGCAAGTTTGATGGTTTAGCACAGTTCATAAAAGAACAAAAGAAGGAGGGATAACAATGGCAGAAAGTTTTAGCGTTGAGGCTATATTGTCGGCAACCGATAAAAACATGACCTCAACAATGAAAAAAGCTTTAGGAGCGTGTGAATCATTTGGCGATAGAGTTAAATCTATTGTGGCTGGCGTTGGTGTAACAAAGGTTATTGGCGCAACAATGAACGTTCTAAGCTCATCTTTTGATGGTGCTATAAACAGATTTGATACCATGCAATCCTATCCAAAAGTAATGAAGTCTTTGGGGTTCGAAGTTGAGCAATCTCAAAAGAGTGTTGCAAAGTTAAATCAATCAGTTCAAGGCTTACCAACGAGCTTGGCGGATGTCGTTACAACATCTAAATCATTGGCGGCCGTTACAGGTAATATTGACAAGGCAACGGATACTACAATCGCATTGAACCATGCGTTTTTAGCAAGTGGATCTAGTTCTGAAGATGCATCACGTGGATTACAACAGTATTCACAGATGCTTGCTAAAGGTACAGTAGATATGCAATCATGGAGAACATTACAGGAAACAATGGCACCTGCATTGACAAAGGTTGCAAAAAAACTGGGTATTGCGAGTGGAAATACAAATGAATTGTATGAAGCATTGCAGAACGGAACTATTTCATTTGACCAGTTAAACGATGCAATGATTGAATGTGATACTGAAACAGGTGGATTTGCAGACACTGCATTAGAAGCTTCTAAAGGTATCAAAACATCCATGACCAACATCAAAAGCGCAGTGCAGAACCTTGAACAAGGATTCATGTCTGCAATGAACAATATGTTAAAGTCAAAAGCCATGGGAGGATTAGTTGATAATCTAGAAAAGATCAAGTCAAAAATCTATGATTTCAGGAATTCAATTATGGAAACTAAAGACGATGGTTTGACATGGGATTTTAAACCAGGAGTCATGGAGAATGTATCAAAAGCTATGGATTGGCTAGCAGACAGGGCAAACAATGCAAAAGCTATGGTCCAACAATTCTATGATGGATTCATGAAAACGGATGCCGTACAGAATGCAATCACAATATTCGATAAAATTAAAGATGCTATCGGAAATGTAATGGATAAGTTACAGGACAGTAAAGTCTTTGAACAGTTAGGACAGGATATTGGAAATATCATTGCAAAAGTAGAAGATGTAACAAGTAAGATTGCAGACTTTGTAGCAAATCTTAAAACAGAAGATGTTAAGAAATTTGCGAGTGCAGTTAAATTATTGGCTGGAGCATTTGTTGGAGTAAAAGTTGGTAGCAAATTAACTAGCACAATCAAAGGAGTCGTTGGCTCTGCACAGAGTGGCTATTCAAAGCTAAAATCAATCATGGATAAAATCAAAGGCGTTGGAGGTACAGAAGGTGCGCCAACTTCTAGTCCTTCTTCAAGTGGTGTATCTGATATTGGAAATGCAAGTATACAAACTGCACAAAAAACATCTAAAGCAGCTCAGATTATTAATTCAGCATTTGAAGGAATTTCAAATGTTATTTCTTCTGTGTGTGAAGGAGCGAAAGGAATCATTACCGGTCTAGGAGATGCAATCAGTAATGTATTCGAAGGACTTGGAAATGGAATTAAATCCGCATTAGAAGGAGTCGGTACAGTTATTGAATCATTCGGTACTGCAATCAGTACAGTAGCGCAAGGGATCGGCCAGGGTTTAGCAACTGCATTTACAGGTTTAGGAACTGCAATTGCAATGGTACCGCCTACTACATGGTTAGCGTTGGCAGCGGCTATTCTTGCCACTGGTGCTGCTATGGCATTAGTCGGTTCACAAGGTGAAGGCTTGCAAATGGTTCTCGAAGGTGTTGCAGATGTTGTCTCTGCTTTTGGCCCAGTTATTAAAGATGTTTTTGAAGGGATTTCAAATGTAATTACATCATTTGGTGAAACAGTAAGTGGAATCTTAAATTCAGTATCTGGAGTGATTAAATCTATTGGACAGTCTGCATTAAATGCAGGTAAAGGATTCAAACAACTAGCTAATGGAATTAAGATTATTACAAATCTAAACTTAATTGATATGGGATCTAGTCTAGGAGCGGTAGCTGTAGGAATTGGAGCTATTGCAACTGCATCAAGTGGAATGGGCGATACTGGTGCTCAAATGATGGCATTAGCAACCGCATTAACAATGATCGTATCAACTCAAGCAGGTATTGAATCATTATCGGCAACAATTCCATCATTATCAGATGCTTTAAGCTCATTAAGCGGAATTTCAGAACCATTAACAGTTGCAAGTGGAGCTATGACTGCATTTGCAGGAGCTATTGCACCAGTTGCAAGTTCTGTAATGGCTACTGCAACAAGTATTGCGATGTTGGTTACAGTAGCATCAACAATCAGTAGTGCATTTACAAGTGCATCTAGTGCATCAGTAACGTCTATTAACGCAATTGTTACTGCAATGACAAATGCAGAAGCAAAAGCAACAACTAGTGGTACTGTAATGGGAACTAAATTTACTAAAGGCTTATCAAGCGGTCTTAAAACAGGTGTATCAGTTGCAAAAAGTTCATGCCAATCAATTCTATCTGCATTCAATTCATGCCAATCACGAGCATATTATTGCGGTCAGATGATAGGTCAAGGTTTAGCGAATGGATTAAGAGCTAGTGAAGGTTCTGTTAGAGCAGCGGCCGCTAGTTTAGCAGCAGCTGCGGATGCTGCAATTCAAGCTAAAGCGAAAATTGGTTCTCCATCTAAAGTTACTAAGAAGGATGGTATGTGGATTGGAAAAGGCTTTGTTCTAGGCCTTGAATCAATGTATTCTGACGTAAAAAGAGCTTCAGAGGATTTATTATATCTTCCAATGTTAGATGCTCCTAAAATGGCTTTTGGAGGGATTGTAAGTGATATGAATCCTGATTACGAATACACAAACAATGCTCAATTGACGATTGAAACTCCACTTTATATCAATGATCGTGAATTTGCACGTGCAACATATAGAGCGAATCAGAATGAGTTTGATAGACACTCTAAATTCAACGAAAGATTGCGAGGTAACAAGTAATGTATGCATTTGTAGATACAGTGAACAGTGGCATTGTCGGTACTAACCTACCGACAGAAGCCATGTCATATAATGGCGTATATTTAGAAAATGAAATTGATGGTTATCGAACACTTTCTGTAACTGGACGTGAGTTAATGGAATCAGAAGTTACGGATCAAGAAATTGATGGAATGGATGGTTCTTATTACAGATATAAAACTACACCTGCAAGAACGATTACTGTTAAATATCAATTGAGAGCTAGAGGAAGTAGAGAATTTCGTGATGCTTTCAATAAAATGAATAAATTGTTGAGTGGTGAGCAAGTAAAAGTCATTTTTAACGATGAAAGCGATAAGTATTTCATTGGAACAAAGACTTCAAATACACAGGTTGATGGCGGAAGCAACAACGTGATTGGTGAGATTGAAATCTATTGCTCAGACCCTAGGAAATATTCAACCACAGAAAAAGAATTTACTGCAACTGATGGAGTGCTAAACATTGTCAATGAAGGAACTGTACCAGTTAGTGTTGATTATGACATCACAACAACATCCGAAACAGGATATATTGGTTTGGTATCTGAAGAAGGAATCATGCAGTACGGAAAAATCGAAGAATTGGATGGTGAGACGTACAAACAAAGTGAATGGTTAGCATCTATTGATGATTTTTATAAATGTTCAGATGATATTGGCGGTACTGATGTAATGCATCCAAGTTATGGAACAAATGGAACGCTAGTCGAACACACTTGGTTTGATAAAAAGTTTATTGGATTAGGCTCAGTTGGAACAAAAAAAGGAAATGCGAATGGTGGTTTAAGAACGTTTGTATTACCTGCAGATTCAAGTGGAGATACAAGTGGTGCTCAAAACTTCTATTGTTGGTTTCATTTGTGTTTTTATGCCGGCCTTATGGGACAGACTGGTGAAATGTGTATCAACTTCTTAACTGAAGATGATAAATTCATCTGTGGATGTAATTGGTACAAGACAGATGCAATCGGTAACACTGGCCATTATGAAATATGGGCAAATGGTAAGGTGTTGAAAAATTGGCAATTTACAACATCACATTTACAAGCTCAGAATCCTTTTTATTACAAATGGGGAAGTTGCGATGTTTTAAAAGAAGGAGCGAACATTAGATTCTTCTTCTGGGCAAGATACTACAACTTCTACATCCCAGAGATTGAAAACATGAAGTGTGCAAAGATTCAAATTGCTTTCAAACAATGGGGAGATAGAAGTGGTAACAAAGTGATGTCAATGATGGGATTTGATGTCATTGATTTTGAAAAAATGAATGTTGAGAAATGGAAAGATATTCCTAATAGGTATCCTAACGGAACAAATATCACGATTGATGGTAAATCATCTCATGTTTATGTGAATGGAATGGCTAGACCGGAAGATGAGGTGTTAGGTACTCAATATTTTAAAGCACCAGTTGGAACGTCAGAAGTTAAAGTTACGTGCTCAGAATGGACAAAATCTCAACCGATTGTAAAAGCTAAAATAAGGGAGGCATGGTTGTAATGGAACAAATTAGAATAGCGGTATTAAGTCCTTATAATAAGGTATTAACTTTTCTAGACAACACTGTGCCTAGTGCTATGCATTATTTTGATGAGATTTTGCATACGTATTTAAAAGGTTCGGCATATACATTTGAATTTACAACGATGACTGCACATGATGATGCAGTCTTTTTAGTTGAAGGAAACAAGCTAAGTTTTAAACGCAAAGACAAAGACTATCATTTAACGATTATGAGCGTTGAAAAAGGTGGTGATACTACAAGTGTTACCGCCTATGGTCTTTGCCTTGAATTAACAAACGAGTATGTAGGCGAATATAAAGCTACTCGGCCAATGGAAATCATAGAATATATCCACTCATTCGGATTTGAGCAAGCTTTTGTTGTCGGAAAAAATGAAGTGAGGAACAAACATCTTACGCACGAATGGACAGGTACAGATACAGTACTTGCAAGATTGTATTCAATCGCAAATGTATTTGATGCCGAATTAGAGTTTGTAACTCAATTAAATGACGATTATTCTTTGAAGAATGTTGTTTTGAATATTTATCGAGCTCATTCAGACAGTGTTCAAGGTATGGGCCATGATAAACGCAGTACAATATTGAGATATCCAAATGATGTGTATGGAATCACGAAAACAAGTGATATTACTGAGCTATACACTGCAATCAGACCTACAGGGACAAATGGATTGCAGTTAAACTCAATCAGTGGTCGTGTTATTAGAGATGCGAATGGAAATGTTTTGTATAAAGTTCAAGGTAACAATATACTTGCACCTCAATCTAGAGACAGATTCCCTAGTACGTTATTAACGAATCATTCAAATGACATGTATGCAGTGCAAATATGGTCTTATGAGACTGAAAATGTTGAAACCTTATATGGTCAAGCGTTGGCACAATTAAAAAAGAATTGTGTGCCTAAAGTTACGTATGATGTTGATGCATATATTGATGCAGATATTGGTGATACATTCACGATTGAAGATGCAGAGTATTCACCTACTTTATATTTAGAAGCACGAATCACAGAACAAGAGATTTGCTTTACGGATTCAGAAAAGTGCAAGACTATTTTCGATAACTTTGAAGAAAAACAATCACAGATTAGTTCGGCTCTTATTTCAGAAATGAACAAGATGATTGAATTGAAGAAGGTTTACGAAGGCTCAATCGTATCTTCAAATGGAGTTCTTTTTAAAAATGATTCAGATAGTACAAAACTTACTGCATTAGTCAAGGATGATGGGGTTGATATCACATCTAAGTATTCAATTATTTGGTACAAAGACGATGTGCAAATATCGACAAGTCAGACCATTACAATCAATGCCTCAGACCTATCAGAAAAGGCCGTGTACCGATTTAAAGCTATGAGCGGTGAAATACTAAAAGCAAGCGCAGAAGTCACTATAATGCGCCTACAGGACGGTCAAAATGGAACAAGTGCTTATGTGCATATTGCCTATGCCAACAGTTCAGATGGTCGTGTTGATTTTAGTTTGACAGATTCAAATCGTAAATTTATTGGTCAGTATTCTGACTCAAAACAGTATGGTTCTGATGATCCAACAAAATATAGATGGTCGGTAATTAAAGGTGAAGATGGCCAAAGTTTTGTAAGTGCCGAAGAACAGTTCTATTATTCAACATCACAAACCGAATTAATCGGTGGTGAGTGGTTTGTTGGTAATGTGGTTTATCAAAGTGATAAATTCCTTTGGAAAAGATGGAAGTGTACGTATGCTAACCCTAGTGAAATCAAGTACACGAAAGCTATATTTGATAACATATGGAATGAGATTGATGCAAAGATTGGTGTAATCCATACTCAAGTGTCAGAAGCAAACACTCAATCAAGCGAAGCAGTAAAAAAGGCCGAGCAAGCTCAGACTGATGCGACTAAAGCTAATCAATTAGCTAATACTGCAAATACTCAATCAAGTGAAGCTAAGCAACTAGCACAAGATGCGAATACAAGCACTGGCAAAGCTCAGAAACAGATTGATGCAATTAAAGGTGATATTACTGATTCAAAGAAACAAATTCAAGATGCGGTTGATAAAGCCAATGCTAATGCTAAAGAAATCAATTCAGTTAAAGAAACATATGCTACAAAGGTTGATTTAACTAACGAATCAAAGACGATCCATGCAGATGTAACTACTGAGATTGAAAAGAAAGTCGGCGAACTATCGACTACGGTTTCTCAAAACTATGCTTCAAAAAGTGATTTAACAACGCTTGAAGGTAGTATGAACACTCAATTCAAACAAACTGCAGATACAATATCAACTCATGCTAGTTCTATTGAAAAGCTACAATCAGATACAACTCAGGCTCAGAAAGATATTACTGATGCAACAAAGAAAGCAACAGATGCTCAAGTTCAAGCGGATAAAGCTTTAGGCAACGCTCAGAATGCTCAAACTTTAGCAGACGAAGCTAAAAAGAAAGCAGACAGTGCTCAGACTAATCTAGACAACGCCAACAAAGAGTTAGCGGATGCAAAACTAAATCTAGAAACAGTTACAGGTCGTGTTGATGCGAGTGAAAAAGAGATAAGTGATGCAAAGACTAGATTAACAAGTGCAGAGGCCGATGTAGTACAAGCACAGAAAGATGCAACTACTGCACAAAGCAATGCGCAGACTGCAATCAATAACGCTAAAACCGCACAATCAACTGCAGATACTGCTAAAGCCAATGCAGAACAAGCACAGAAAGATTTGAACGCTTTAACAAATCGTGTTACCAAAACTGAAACTGCAATTAAACAAAATTCAGAAAAAATAACAATACAAGCCGAGTCTGTAACAGAGATTAAAGGAATTGCGAGCAGTGCAAACAGTAATGCATCAAGTGCATTAAATAAAGCCAATAGTTTAACTGATCGTGCTAATAGCGGTGAGTTTGACGGACGAGGTGTGGCAAGCACATCTGTTGAGTATCAAGCTTCTACTTCTGGAACTACTGTACCTACTGGAACTTGGGTTAAAGATATTCCTACTGTTGCTCAAGGTTCATATTTATGGACTAGAACTACAACTAACTATACAAGCGGAACACCTACTGTTGGATATTCTGTAGCAAGAATGGGTGTAAATGGTGCGAAAGGTGACAAAGGCGAAACTGGACAAACAGGTCCACAAGGACCACAAGGCTTGAAAGGCGATACGGGTTTGCAAGGTCCCAAAGGTGCAACAGGTCCTCAAGGTGCTACTGGGCCTCAAGGCCCTAAAGGAGCTGATGGAAAATCACCAACTGTGTCTGTTAGCAAAAGTGGAAACACTACAACTATTACAGTGAACAATCCTGATGGCACAAAAACTAGTCAAACTGTAAAAGATGGAACAAATGGGACTCCTGGTAAAGATGGAGCTACAGGAAAAACAACATATTTTCATGTTAAGTATTCAAATGATGGTGGTAAAACATTTACTTCTAATTCAGGAAAGACTGTAGGTGATTACATTGGCACTTATACAGATTTTGTTGAAGCTGACTCTACTTCAGTTTCAAGTTATACATGGGCCAAAATAAAAGGAGCTCAAGGAGATAGAGGAGCCACTGGTGCCACAGGAGAACGTGGACCGCAAGGAGTACAGGGATTAAAAGGAGATGTTGGTCCTCAAGGTCCTCAGGGATTGAAAGGTGATAAAGGCGCTACAGGTGCTCAGGGTCCTCAAGGCATTCAAGGTCCGCAAGGAGTCCAAGGTGTCAAAGGAGCGACAGGGGCTCAAGGGCCGACTGGTCCTACTGGTGCGACTGGTACTGGTGTAGCTAGTATGACTCAACAATATTACATGAGTGATTCGAAGACTACTCAAACTGGCGGCTCATGGGTTGAATCAATGCCCACATGGTCAAATGGTAAATATTTATGGACTAGATATAAAGTTGTTTATAAGAATCCTGCTTCAACGACTTATACAACACCAGTTTGTGATAGTTCATGGGAAGCTGTAAATGAAGAAACCATTAAGCGTCAATCTGCAATCGAGACTAAGGCGAATGAAATTACTTCAAAGGTTAGTGAAATTTATGTATCAAATTCAGCGCTTGAGCATTATCAAAATACTATATCGAGTCAATTTACTCAAACAAAGAAGGACTTTACGTGGTCAATCAATCAATCGGTAACTGATGCTAAGAATGAGATGAGCGGTCAAATCGACAGTGTAAATGGTCGTGTTGATGGATTAAAGCAAACCACAGACAACGTAAATAATTACATGAGCTTTGATAATGATGGATTAACTCTAGGTAAATCAGACAGTGCATTTAAAACTAAGATTACAAATCAAGAATGGTCGATTCAAAAGAATGGTGCGAAAGTTACTTATATAAACGATCAAACAATGTACATTACAGATGGACAATTTACGCAATCTTTAAAAATTGGTAACTTTGGCTTTGTTCCAAGAGCAAATGGCTCTTTGGACTTTAAAAAGATAAGGTAGGTGATTGAATGGCACAATTTAGTGGAAGCATAGGAATAAGCACAGGGCAGACAGATAAGTATTCGTTATTATTGGATGTTTCTGAAAAGTCTTACTCAATTGAAAATAACACATCTCAAATTGAGTGGTGGGTTGGTATTCGTTCAAATACTGCATATCATAATCACTATGGGTTGTCAGAAACGTATGTAGTTAATATCAATGGCACTGTAGTACACAATGCAGTTCATACACCTACAGTCAATAGTGGTGCTACTGTATGGGTAGCAAGTGGAACAACTACTGTATCACACAATGCAGATGGTTCTAAATCTATATCAGTCAGTGCATCATTTAACAATGCAGATAGAGGAACATATTTACCAACAACAGGCTCATGCAGTGGTAGTTTAAAGTTAACGACAATACCACGTGCAACTACTCCATCAATTGATAAACCTAGTTTAGATTGTGGTAGTGCAATTAAGATTAGTGGTACAAGCGCATCAAGCAACTTTTCACATAAAGTTTATGTAACTTGGAATGGAACAAAAACACAAATAGGAACAATAGCTAGTGGTACAACAACCCCTAGCTTTTCTTATACCATTCCGACAGATTGGGAAAAGAATATTCCTGATTCAACAAGTGGTATTGCTACATTTACATTAGAAACAATAAGTGGTTCAACATCAGTTGGTTCTAAAACAGTAAACGCGACAATTAAAGTAAGAAGTGGTGTCGTTCCTAGTATCGGAACTGTATCAATATCTGATACAAATTCAATTTGCGCAGGAATAGGTCAATATGTTCAGAGTCAATCAAAGTTAAAATTCACGATTGCTACAAGTGGTAATCAAGGCTCAACGATCACATCAGTATCGACTAAATTCAATGGCCAAACGTACAGTTGTAGCACGTTCACAACTCAAGCGATTCAAAATAGTGGTACATTGTCGTACACAATCACAGTTACAGATTCACGTGGTCGTACTGCTACTAAGAGTGGTTCAATAAATGTAGTTGCATACAATCCACCTAGTCTTACAAATGTAAGTGCAAAGCGTGCTAATTCTAGTTATGCAATTGATGAATCAAGTGGAACGTATGCTTTATTGCACTTTAAAGTAGGCTTTACTGGTCTATCGAACAAGAATGTAACATCATTCTATATTCAATATCGAGCAAGTGGTGCTACTAGTTGGACTAAGATTAATTCGTGGGCTAACAATTACACATTGAATCAAGATTACAAAGCAGGTAATTTGTTTACATCTACAACTACGACTTATGAAGTTGCTTTTGGTGTAAAAGATAAATTCATGAGCGATTACTCATGGCAAATCGTTACAGTAACTCCGACATATACGTTAATTAACTTTGGAAAAGATGGTAAGTCACTTACTTTCTTCGGTCAAGATGGTAACAGTGCGAATACTTTAACAATCAACGGTAATCTAGCAATCAATTCAGTTAAAGAAAATACATCTTCAACTAAGCTATTAGTTAACGATGGTAACACTGTTATGTATCGTGATTGGAATAAATTAGTTAATTCAATCAAGAGCGCAATGTATCCAGTAGGTTCAGTTTATATCACTTACAACAATGTTAATCCTGGTACATTCCTAGGCGGCACATGGGAACGCTTTGGACAAGGTCGAACACTAGTCGGTGAAGGTACTGGTAATGATGGTAGTACAAGTATGTCATTTACTGCCAATAGCACTGGCGGTGAATATAAACATAAGTTAACTGTAGATGAAATGCCGAACCATAAACATGCGGTATATATTCAAAATA